GCCTTAAAGCGCTTCGCGGACTGCTGGACTACGCGGTCAGCCGTGGCCACCTCGAGCTTAACGTCGCGCGAGATCGCCGCGTTGTCGAAGTTAAGAAGCAGCTACGCACAAACCCCGACGGCCATCGCACATGGGCGCGGGATGATGTCGCCGCTTACTTCCAGCGCTGGGGGCATGGCACTCGCGAGCACCTTCGGCTTGCCTTGCTACTATATACCGGCGTCAGAATTAGCGACGCCGCAATCCTTGGGCCGCAGCACGAGCACGACGGGTTTCTCGAGTTTTACGAAACGAAAGGCCGCGAGCGCTACGGCAAGCCGCCGACCGTCATCCCGATCCTCCGGCCGCTGCGCGACGCAATCGACGCGAGCCCGACCGGCGATCTGGTTTTCCTCACGACCACGCGCGGGCATGGCTGGGGCGTTAAATCCTTGGCCCAGCGTTTCGTCAAGGATTGTCGCATCGCTGGACTTGAGCCGGGGCTTACAGCTCATGGCGTCAGGAAGGCGGCTGCGACATTTGCTGCGGAAGCCGGCGCAACCGAGAACGAGCTCATGGCTATGTTCGGCTGGTCGTCGCCGAAGCAGGCCGCGACATATACGCGGAAGGTCAACCGACCCCGGTTAGCAAGCCAGGGCTTTGCGAAATTAGAACTAGACCAGAACGTATTGGCTAAGCGCGACAGCGCTGGCTAAGCTCAAATCCGTCAACTGCAAAGGGATCAGTGCGTTAGCTCAATCGAGCAAAAGGTTGGAGGCCCGGGCCGAGCCTCGCTAATCCAACCGTACCAGATAGTTAGCATATCGCAATCTGGCTAAAGCGCTGATTCCTCCAACTCGGAGGAAAAAAATTGGCTACACTTCACCAGAAACTCATGGCGCTGCATATCGCCACCGCGACGCCTGTCATGCCTGAAGCTCGCAGCACTCTGCGCACCTTGCTCGAGGCGACACTGTTCGCGGCCTGCATGGCTATGATGCTTTTCCTGCTCGTCATCGTAGGTGACGCATGAGCGAGGTCATCGGGAAGCTCAGCGACGACTGGGAAATGTCGTGCTCGAGGCTGCCGGGTCTGCTGGGTTTAAGCCCGTGGAACTCGCCAATCGACGAGCTCGCCAAATCAATCCGCGCTTGGGATGCGAAAAAGGCTGGACGAGATCCGCGCGAGGACCGTGACCCGGCCGGCGAAGCTGCTGCCTGGGGCAACAAGCTCGAGGACCCAATCCTCGAGGAAGGCGCCGCGCGCCTCGGCCTTGCAATCAATACGCGCGTCCTCGAGCGGTTCGAGTGCAAGGATCTGCCGTTGCAGGGTTCGATGGACGGGATCCTCGAAGGCGACGGTCGCGTGATCGAGCACGACCCGGCAGCCGGCATCTATGTCTTAGGCGGCTCTAGCGTAACCTTGGATGGCCCGGGAGTGGCCGAAGCGAAGCTGACGAGGGTTGGGCCTATGGATACGCCAGCCGCCTACCGTGGCCCCGTACAGGTCCAGGGCTTGATGATGTGCAGCGGCTATCAGTGGGCCGCAATCTTCACGCTCTACCAAGGCACTGAGCTGCGCATCTATCTGACCGGCCCGGACGCCGCGATGCAGGCAAAGATCCGAGAAGATGTGATCGACTTCGATGCTCGCATGGAGCTCTACACGACGCAGGGCGTGACGGACTGGTATCCGGCGCTGACCCCGAATGATGCGGCGTCGGCGTATGCCAAACCTGAGAACGATCTGCCGCCGGTTGATTTCGACGGCGAGCACTCGCAGCTCGTGATGGATCTGATCGCCGCAAAGGCGGCCGAGAAGGCGTCGCGCGAATTGGCCGATAAAATTTCGACGCGGCTGATGGACTTTATCGGGACGCACCCGGGCGGCTTGGCCAAGGATGACGATGGCGTCGTGTTCGCCGAGGTGTCGTGGCCGATGACTAGCCCACGCAAAGCTTACAGCGTTGAGGCGAAGCCGGCAGCTCGAGCCAAATCCCTACGCGTAAAGGAGCTGACACTATGACGCTGGGTTTAACCAGGCGGCAGGCCGACCTGCTGAAAATCATCCGCGATTATATCGACGAGCATGGTTACTCGCCGAGCTATGTCGAGCTGGCCGACGCGATGGAAATTAAATCTTTGGGAAACATTCACGATAAGGTGCGGGCGTTACAGGAGCGCGGCCATCTCGAATATCGTCCAGGCGCCGCGCGCTCGATCACTCTGATAAACCAGTGATGTGCATCTCCTCGGTGTCCTCGTTGACATAGGCCATGCGGACACCGAGGAGCTTTTGCTGATCTGATAGCTTGCGATGGATTCGAGACGGCTTCGTGCGGTCAGGGTTCGTGCGAAAGCGATCAGCTTTGACATCAAGCATCAGAACCTCGCCGCCGGGCGCCACCGCGATGATGTCGATGGGGCAGTGCGCCTGCGTCGTCGTGAATACTGCGTAGCCGCGAGCCGTCAGCTCCTTGACCGCGATGGCCTCGCATACGTCGCCGATAACATGGCGCGGGAACCTCACCCGGCGCGAAGCCTTTCAGCCATGCGCTCAGCTCGAGCTGGTGTCTGCTGCGCAAACTTGCTGTTCAGCAGCTCGTTCGCCGCTAGGTCGAAATCGGATTGAGATATTGCCCGGTTGGTTTTGGAGAAGCGTTGGAACCCGGCGACGCCCATCTGGAAGCAAAGCATGATGACCGTCTCGCGGATATTCATCGAGACATCGTGCCAGTAGCTGAACGACTTTTCGCAGGCTTCGGCCATGCGCTCGATGTCGCGCCGTAGTAGATATTCCGCCTCCTCCTCGTCGATGCCATAGCCCCGGCCCGGCTCCAGGCAGCGGCCTATCCCGACGGTGACGTACCCGAGGTGATCCTCATACGCGAAGCGCTCGTATCCTTCCTCGTCGCGCAGCGCCTCGGCAATCCCTTTGATGTCGTAAACGGCTGTCACTTATTTCCGCCGAAAAATTTGAAGGCCCAGCGGATCCCGAGTGACGCGGCGACTGCGCCCATGAAGCTGTATTGGTACCAGTCCGGTGCCTGCTGCACATATTCCCAGCCGGCCAAGACGTGATCTTGCACCCCAGGAATAAACGACGCGATGAACGGGGCCGTCAGAACGATGACGATATACTCGTCTTTCCAACTGTATTGCGTCTGGCGTAGCGCCTCGAGGTCGTAGTCCGTGTCAGCCTCGGCCGCGCGCTCGATGCGCTTGATCTGCGCCTCGGCCTGCGCCGCTTTGATTGCTGTCTTTTGCTTTTTGTTGTCTTGCCAGCCCTCGAGCGCCGACGACGCAAGGCCGATAATTGGTCCGAGTAATTGTATCATTCGGCGTGCCTCACGTTAGCGACGGGTATGTGTCGCGAATTGTGGATGTGAATCAGATGGTCGGTGTCCTTGCGGAGCTGCTCCACGGTGGAGGTGAGTGCGGCCATAGCCATGTGATCCCTGCGCAAGTTTTCCGGGGATGACATATTGGAGAGGATCGTGAGCCGCCCCTGTGTCGTCTCGGCGCGAACCTCGAGCTGATCGAGGCGCCGATCTAAGGAGCGAAGGCGAGATTCGAGATCCTCGAGCGTAGCGGTAATTTGTTTCACGGACGCCTTTATGACCCCCATAGCACTCGCCACGGATACGAGGATTCCCCCTAATGTAATCAGGAGGCGAACGTCGATGGCTCCATCCATCATGCTTGGTCCGGCCTCTTAATCGCACCCATCATGCTCGGCGCGGTACACCAGCGACCGTTGCGCTCAAACCAGACGCTCCATGTGTGGCGCGAGACAAAGAGGCGAAGGGGAGTGCCGCCGACTGTCTCAAGCTCGAGCGCCAGCTCCTCATTCGCGTTGCGCGCCGCATCTTTCATTGCGCTCTCGTCCTCGACACACGCCGTTTCTTGTGCGGCAGCCGGCGTTGCAAACAGGCACGCGGCAATGACGAGGGCGGCGCGCATTACAGCCGCACCCCGTAGAGCTTGGCGTAGCCGCTGGCGATGTTGCCGCTGGACATCAGCAGGCGAAGCCCGTTGACCGCAGTCGCGGCACGATACATGCCGCTGCCCATGAGGCGTCGCGTGTTGCCGTCTGCGCCACCATAAACCACATCGTACTGGAACTGCTGCGCGCGCGCGGCGTCGTCCGG